AGCTCCACTGCGCAGACGGGCCGGCCCTCGTCTACCCCGACGGATGGGGATTCTGGGCCTGGCACGGCCGCCGCGTACCCCAGTGGGTCATCGAGCAGCCCACCGTCGACCGCATCGCCGGCGAGGCCAACATCGAGATCCGCCGGTGCGCCATCGAAGCGCTCGGCTGGGACCGGTTCACCGAGGAAGCCGGCCTGAAAGCCGTGATCCCGTCCAAACTCCTGCCGAAGAAGAGCCAGCTGGTCGGCGCCGATGCCGGGGCGGTGCCAGACCCGGGCAACCCCGGTCAGCACCTCGTCCTCTACGACGTCCCCGAGCGGCTGTGGGGTTCCCGGATCCGGCTGCTCATGTGCACCAACGGCAGCACCGAACGGGACGGCACCAGGCGCCGCTACGGGCTCACCGTCCCCGCCGAGCTCGGCGACCCGGTAGAGGCCGCGGCATGGACCGCCGGCCTCACCAAAGACCAGTACGCGCTCATGCAAAGGCGTACCTGACCAGCGGCATCACGCCGCCGCCTAACACCAACCCGGAAGGAAACACGCGCAGTGAATAAGACGCTCGCTGAAATCACCACCGAGCACGGATTCGCCGTCCTCGAGCACCTCGAAGCCGAAGCTCAGGTGCCGGTGCTGCCGGGCCTGCAAGCCCAGGGCGACCTGTTCGTCATCCCGCAGGCCACCCGCGGCCGCCACGCCACCGACCACGCCAAGGAAGTCCCGCCAGCCGGGATCCCCGTGATCGAAGCCGTCGGCACCGGCCACGAGCACCGCCTGTTCGCCGGCCAGCCCGGCACCGCCTGGTGGACCCCCGCCGCCAGCAGCACCCAGGACATCGGCGTCCTCGAATGCGCCGAACCTGCCTACCTGCTGCACCCCGAGCATGGCGCCACCGGCATCGCGCCCGGCGCGTACGTGCTGCGCCGCCAGCGTGAGCAGGCCGACGAAGAGCGCCTCGTCGCCGACTAGGCAGCCGCCGATGCGCCCCTTGGCCCAGCCCGCCGGCCAAGGGGCGCCCGAAGGGATGGAAGGACAGAGAGAACCAACGCCATGACCGAAACCACCCAGACGGCCCCGCTGGCCGTGGAGTACTACGACCCGCACGACCTGCTCACCGACAAGAACGCCCGCCTCGACCCGAAGGTAGACGCCGACTTCAAGGCCTCGATCAAAGAACACGGCGTCCTGCAGCCCGTGATCGCGCTGCGCACCTCCGACGGGAGGATCCGCGTCCGGATGGGCCACCGGCGCACGCTGGCCGCGGCCGCGGCGAAGATCAAGGTGCCGGTCCTAGTCGTCGGCGACGAAGACGACGGCAAAGCCGAGGACGCCGCCCGGATCATCGCCCAGTACGCGGAGAACACCTACCGGGCCGCGCTCACCACCCGGGAAACGGCGGCCATGGTGCAGGACCTCCTCGACCTGGGCGTGACGGACACCCAGTTGCGCCGCAAAACGGGCCTCACCAAAGAGCAGGTAACAGCCGCGAAGAGCGCCGCCAGGTCCCGGGCGGCGCTGGAATTCGCCGACACGTGGCAGTCCCTCACGCTCGAGCAAGCAGCCGTCATCGCCGAGTTCGACAGCGACCCCGAAGCGCTGGCCGCGCTGGCCGACGCGTCCGGCCGCGGCCAGGTCGACCACGTCGCGCAGCAGCTCCGCGACTCAGCCGAGGAGCGAGCCCAGAAGAAGCAACTCCTCGAGGAGCTGGCCGCCGCCGGGGTCGCGCTCCTAGACGGGCCGCTATACAGCAACCAGCTGAGCTACTGGCTGGACGAGGCCGGGGAGACACTTACCGCCGAGAACCACGTCGGCTGCCCGGGACATGCCGCATGGCTGGCGTGGCAGCGCGTCCGCGCCGTAGTCGCCGAGAAGCTCGGCAGCGGCATCGGAGTTACGGACGATGACCTCGACGAGGACGACTACGCCGACGACGAGGACGACCAAGACGATGGCGAGAGCACCGCTGAGCCTGAGCCGACCTGGCGCAACGTGTGGCTCCCGACCTACGCGTGCACCGACCCCGCAGGGAACGGCCACAAGGACCGCTGGCGCAGCGGCACCGGCGCGAAGAAGCCGGCCACCGGCGAGGAGAAGGAAGCCGCGTCAGCCGAACGCCGGAAGGTCCTGGACGGCAACAAGCAGTGGCGTGCTGCGGAGAAGGTACGGCGCCGGTGGCTGAAGGAATTCCTGACCCGGAACACCCCGCCGGATGGCGCGCTCAGGATCATCCTGCCGGCGCTCGCCGCTGCAGACTCCGAAATGCACCACGCGATCGAGCACGGCCACCAGCTCGCCGCCGAACTGTTCGACCTCAAGCCCCACGGCTACGGCGGGAACCGCGCCGAGCTCGGCGCGATGATCGAGGAAGCACCTGACGGCCGCGCGCAGGTGATCGCCCTGGCCCTCGTCCTAGCCGCGTACGAGGCGAGTCTGAGCGTACAGACGTGGCGGTACCCGGCGGCGGCCAGCGCCGCGGCCAGGTACCTGAACATGCTGGCCGTCTGGGGATACGGGCTGTCCGACATCGAGAGCAAGGTCGCCGCGGCCGTAGTGGAGAAGACCTCATGACCCGGATCGACATGACCGCCCGCGAATGGCACGGGCTGATCAAACCCGTCCTCCCGCACGCCAGCACCGACAAGGAATTCCCCGCCCTCGGAGTCGTACGCCTCGAGCTCGCCGAGCACGCCGTCTACGCCGTAGCCACCGACCGGTACACCATCGGCGCCGAACGCTGGACCGACGACACGTACACCGCGCTCACCCAGACGAGGGTGCACCTCAGCCTGCAGGACGCCAAAGCATCGCTGCAGCTGTTCCCGTTCAGCAAGGACCACGACCCGCTCCTGCGGGTCATCGTGGACACCGCGCTTCGCCAGGTCACCGTCGTCGGGCAGTCCCGCGGCGTCCCCCAGCTCACGGTCACCATCGAAGCGGACGACGGCACCCGCGCCGTGTTCCGCGACGTCAGGGATCCCAGCAGGGATCCGCTCGCAGGCTGGCGGAAAAGCATCCACGAAGCCATGACGCGCCCCGACGGATGCGAGCTCGACGGCCTGGACGTCCTCGGCGGCGCGATGGCCCGGTTCGCCGCCGCGTGCCGTAAAGGCGAACGCCTCACCGCCTACACCGGCCCGAAGCCGGGCGACTCGATCCTGTTCTGCGTCGAGCACCACTTCGCCGGGCTGCTCGCCGTCCAGCAGTACCTCGACGGCCCCGGCCGCCGCCGCGACGACCTCCCATGGCGCCACGAGTTCGTCACAGGCCTCACCGCCGACGACGCCCGCGCCGGCCGGATCGACCTCACGACCGGCGAACTACACGACGACGACGACAGGGAAGAGGACACATGACCATCGACACGACAGGCCGTCACCCGTCGACACAGCAGATCGCCCGCTGGTTCGACTACGGCCACCTCCCGGCCGAGTCGCTAGCCCGGAAAGCATCAGCCACATGCGGCGAAACGGCCCGGAAGATGATCGAGAACCTGCCGGACAGCCCCGAACTCGTCGCCGGGCTGCGGAAGCTCCTCGAGGCGAAGGACTGCCTCGTCCGGGCCGCGATCGCCGCCGCGGAGGGCACCTGACCATCCCGAGCCTCCTGGCCCCCGACAGGAGGCATACAAAGGGCCGCGCGGCCGCCGGGAATCCCCGTGCCCGGCGCCGCGCGGCCCGCAGCCATGTCCGCGATCAGTCCTGCCCGTCGACCGCCCGGCCATGGTCACGCGCCCACGCCTCGACAGCGGCACGCTGCCAGACCTTGCCCATGGCCAGCGTCACCTCTGGCTCCGGGAAGTCATCGCGGGCGGCCAGTTGCTGCACCCGCTGCCTGCTCACGCCGAGCATGGCGCCGATCTCCTGGGCGCCGACGAGGTGATGCACAGCAGCGAACATAGTCAACACGCTACTAGACACTTGACTAGTGGGCAACGGAACAGGAAGCTATCCGCTGAGACACCTAGTCACTCGACTAGACCTAGACCTGAAGGGAGCGGAAGGTGAGGAAGTACAAGCGCAAGGGCAAGACGCCCTGGCCCGACAAGGACAAGCGGATGGCCGCCGCCGCGCGCAAGCGAGCCGAGGGCAAGAGCTTCCCCGTGATCGCGAAGGAGCTTGGTGTCGCTGTCTCGACGGCCTTTGAAGACGTCCGAAAGTGGGAGCGGCTGCATCCCAATGTTGTCCCCCTGCCTTTCGATCGGGGCTTTCGGAACTACCCCCCTGGGGGCGAAATCGAAAGCCCCGATCGAAAGGCAGATGACCCCGCTCCGAGACTCAGGAGGGTTCAGTAGATGTTCAAGGACAAGCTTTGGGCGGCCGAGGTCGGCACCGTCTTCGGGATGCACCTGGAAGGTATCCCCATAAGCGACGCGTACGAGCTGCTCGCCGACTGGATCGAGGATCATCCCGACGTCCAGCGCCAGATGGAAGTCGCCCTCGCGATCAAGGACTTCACTCAGCTCCGCAAGGAGCGCGAGAGGGAAGCACAGGAGAAGGCTGACCTTGAGGTGGCCACCGGCTGGATGCAAAACGCGCTTCCCGACATGGCTGAGATCCTGCCGAAGCTCCCGCGAGCAGTTGAGGTCGCTCCCAATCGGCACAAGGACCTTCCGCAACTGCGCCATTCCGACGTGGTGAAGCTCCTCAACATCGTCGACAACCGCGGGAAAGGGATGATCGAGGGCGGCGAGGAGTACCTGAAGGATCAGCATCGCAAGTGGGATCCGATCCTTGCGGCCCTCCCGGCCGACGACTCCAAGACGATCGCTGAGGTCATTGACAACCGGCCTGACGAGGAATACGGCACTCAGTGACCGAAGCGCAGTTCCAGGACGCGGTGATCGCCATGTGCAAGCTGCTGGGCATCGCCTGGTATCACCCGTTCTTCTCACGGCGCTCGGCGGCCGGGTGGCCAGACCTCGCGCTCTGCGGCGCACACGGCTTCATCACGCGCGAGCTGAAGACCGAGCGCGGCAAGCTCACGGCCGACCAGCAGCGGTGGGGGTCGATGCTACGCCACGCAGGCGTGAGCTGGGATGTGTGGCGGCCGGATGATCTCCAGTCCGGCCGCATTCAGCGCGAGCTAGAAGCGATCAGGTAGCCGCGCCTCAATAGCCACCTACCAGGGAGACGGGACACGTGAGTGCCTTGGTTCAAAGTAGACGACTCGTTTCATTCCCACCCGAAGGTGATCGCGGCGGGAAATGAAGCGGCCGGGCTATACGTCCGCTGCGGCTCGTACGCCGCCCAGCATCTGACTGACGGGTTCATCCCGGAAGAGGTAGCGCTGCTTTACGGCAGCCGTGAACTCGCCGATGCGCTCGTCAGGACGAAGCTGTGGCGCCGGACAAGAGGCGGCTGGCGGATGCCCGACTACCTCGACTACAACCCGTCGAAAGAGGCTGTGGAAAACGAAAGGAGAGTGAACGCTGAGAGACAAAAGCGCTGGCGGAAGGCCCATCCGTAACGCCGTTACTAACGCCGTGACTAACGGGCCTGTCACAGCCGCCCCGACCCGTCCCCAACCCCAATAACCATCTGCGCTTGATCTACGTACGCCCCGTACAGGTCCATAGGTGCTGTGGAAATGTGGATAACCCGAAAGGAGCGAAGGAAGTGGCCGACGAACGCGACGTCCCGCCTAAGCCCTTGCAGCAATGGCAGCGCTGGATGATCATGCACGCCACGAATAGCGACGGGCAGGAAGGCGAGTTCACGAACGGCGGCGCGCGACAATGACCGAAACCATCTTCGGCGAGCTCGTCCGCGACTGGCGGCGCGCTACCAGTCACCTGCACCACCACGAAGTTACGATGACCGCGAATCCAGCGGTCCACACCCCCGAAGGAGCACCCGAAATGAGCCTCACCGACGTCGTAGCCGCCTTCAAAACCCACCTCGAAAACGGCGAAGCCGAGCTCCGCACCGTCCTCGACGAGCACGTGCCCGGCCTCGTCGCCCTCGCCGAGAAAGTCGAGAACGACCCCCTCATCCAGGCCGCCGAAGCCGCCGCGCTCCCGCCCGGCGCCAAGCAGCTCGTCGCCGACTTCATCACCAAGCTCGCCGAGACGTTCCCGCAGCAGGCAGACACCCCAGTCGCGCCGGAAGCACCCGCAGAGCCCGTACAGCCGGAACAGCCCGCCGAGCCCGCGCCACAGCCCGCGTGAGCCAGCACGACACGACGGAGGGCCGCGCTGGCAACGGCGCGGCCCCTCCGGCTGACTGCCGGCTCCCGTGCGACGACGACTGCGAGATCGGCCGCCGTCACTGCGAGAACTGGCACCGGCCGAACCACAAGCCCGACTGGCACGACCCGGAAGCATGCGACCGCAACTGCCGGCCACCGCTCACCGAAGCCGAATACGCCGCCACGCTGCCCGGGCGCATGAACGCTGTCGCGGCCGAGCTGAACGAGCGCCTGGCCGACGTCCTGCCAGACGGCATGAGATTCGAGTGGCGATGACGCCGGAACAGTTCGAGGCGCTCGTACGACGCGAACTGAAAACGCGCGACGCGCAACGGCGCACGCGGCTAGGCGACCAGATCGCCCAAGCCGCAGCCGACGGCGCGTTCATCAACGCGGTGATGACCGCAGCCGGATTCGGTGCCTCAGCAGACGCCGAAGAAGCCGTGCGGAAAGGCGCGCGGATGCGGCAGCTGAACGAAGCCGCCGCATTCGGCGACGAATGAAATCGGAGGAACCACATGACCATCCCGCAGCCAGCACCGGTCCCTGCCTGGGACGAAGGCAACCACCTGCTCGGCGGAGGACCCGCCCAGCTCTCCACCAAGCTCACCGACACCCCGTTCGGGCAGATGCTCGCCATGACCGTCCGCACCACCTCAGCCACCGTCACCGTGTTCCTCGCCGGACCCGACGCCAAAACATGGGCAGCGCAGCTAACCAGGGACTCAGCGCTCATGTCCGGAGCCGGGCTTGTCGTGGCGAACGGAGTGGTGCCGAAGGCAAAAGGCGGCGACGGCTCGTGAACCGTCAGCAACTCGACCAGCGCAACGCCGACACCATCCGCAAGCACTACCGCGCCCTCACCGACAACAGCGGCCAGCCATCACAGCAGCTGCTCGACGACCTCGCCGCGATCGCCGACGAACACCGCGGTGAACATGCTCCGGTCGAGATCATCCCCGTCGAGCCGAAGACGGTGCTGCCGAAGTCTGCGCCGCGGCGCACGCCAGCACGCAGGACCGTGAAATGAGCGCCCGCTACTGGGTCCTGGTCACCGACCAGCTCATGGCCAGCGACCCGCAATGGCCCGAAGGCCTCCGCATCGTCGAGCCTGACGACTGCGACACGTACTGCGAGCGCGACGCGCCGCCCGGCACCAGCTGGGAGCTGTTCGAAGATGACGGCGCGCCTGCCAGCCTGGCCGGCGAGTACGTCGAGCTCGCATTCAGTCGCAGCGCCGACAAGGTCATGATCGCCAGCAGGACTCCCTCGATCTGATGCCCTGGGAGACCGCGCGGAAAGACCCCGCCTACGGCACAGCCGCCTGGCGGCGCGCCCGCGACGCCTGCCTCCGCCGCGCCAACTGGCGATGCGAGATCCAGATCCCAGGCACCTGCACCGGCGCCGCCAGCGAAGCCGACCACATCGACGGCCTAGCCAACGACCCAGACCACAAGCGGCTCCGCGCCGCCTGCACCCCATGCCACCGCTCCGTCACCGCCCAGCAAGGCGGCGGCGCACGAGGCAAGCAGGCAGCAGACCCAGAACCACACCCGCGGACAGCATGGTAAAGCGGATCATCTGGAAGCCGAGAAATCCGGCGCGCGTGCACGATGAGTTATCGCAGATCAGAGCGATGTCGCATGTATTCAAATACATCACGCATCTGACCTGCGGAAATATGCGAAAAGTCCAGTGAGATCGGCCCCTCACCAGAGCCGCCCGCCCTATTCTCCCCCCCTTGAATCATCAAGCAGCGTGACGCGTGACGCCTTGACCGTTCGAATACCCGCTCTGACCGCGCCGGATGGTGACCGCTCCCGGCGTGACGGTACCCCTCCGCTCGCGTCCAGGCGCGTAAATTCGTGTCCATGAGCACGTCAGCGGAGCGGATGAGGGCCCTCCGGGCCCGGCGGGCCGCATCGGCTGAGCCGCGCGATGACGCGCCGCCCCTCGACCCGGTAGGGCCCGCCGTTGAGGCCTCGATCGCGGCGCTCGAGCTCGGCGACCGGGACCAAGCGGCCGCGGCGCTGGCCCGCCGGTACGCGGAGGTCATGGACAACGCGAAGGACCCGGTGTGGGCGACCCGGTGGATCGGGCCGCTGCTGCTGCGGTCCCTCGAGGAGCTCGGCGCGACGCCGAAATCCCGTCCAGCGGCCAGGAAGAACCCCGGCCCGGCCCGGGAGAACCGGGTGGCGCAGCTGCGCACCGCCCACGCGTCGGCGAAGGCGAAGAGGACGGCTAGCTGACCATCCGGATGCCGGCGCGCTTCGGTTCGGGCAGGATCAGCGCGGTGGAGAGCGCCGCGGCCGCGGCGTAGGCGGCGTCGACGTGCCCGGCGCCGCGGCGGGTGAACCGCCAGCCGTCCGCCGCGTTCAGTTTGGCCGCCCCCTTGATGTGCGCGTCGAGGAGCGGGTCGCCGGGCTGGACGATCCGGCGGCCGCGGGTGAGCCCGGCGAGCTCCATGCACACCTCGGCTACCCGCGTCCCGGTCAGCTCGACGTACGCGGGTCGGCCGGGCCGGGCCCGCTCGAGCGGGACGGCCTGGACGCCGGGCGCTGGACGGAGGATGCCCGCGAGCTCGGCGGCGGGCCCGGTGGGGTACCAGGCGACGGCGCACGGCCGGATCCGGGCGATCTTCGCGGCGAGCTCGGCCCGGGCCGCGGTGGCGGAGTCCCATGCGGCGGCGATTTCGAGGCGGCCGCGGCCGTCGGGCATGCGGGCGGCGACAGCGAGGGTGGCGTGCTCGCCGTCGGGGGCGACGTCGAAGCCGACGGCGAGCCGCTTGCGGTAGGGGTCCATGTTCCCGGCCGCGTCGGTGCAGTCTTTCCAGGCGGCGAAGTTGACGGCGCCGTCGAGCTGCTCGACGCGCTGGCAGAGGACTTCGGTCCTGTAGATGGCTGGCGGGTCGGTGGTGAGCGCGGTCCGGATCGCGGCTTCGGAGACGGTGTGGCCGAGGCCGGGGTTGGCTTGGCGGATCTGGTCCCAGTCGTCGAGCGCGCAGTCGTCTTCGCCGGACCATTCGAACAGGCCGATGGACGGGTCGCGGCCGGACAGGGCGGCGTCGCGGAGCTGGTTGAGGACGACGGAGCCGTCGTCTCCGGCGTTGGACATGCACCAGATCTGGCTGTCGGGCCTGGCCATGGTGGTTTTGGAGAGGGCGGCCCACGCGTTCCAGTTCCGCTGTTCGCGGAGCTCGTCGATGTTGAGCTCGTCGATTGACAGGCCGCGGCCGGCTTTCCTGTTGCTGGCGGCGATCTTGTACCGGCCGCCGCCGGCCAGCGTCAGCGACTCGTCGTATTCGTCGTCGTCGTAGTCGAGCTCGCGGCCGTGGTCGATGTCGAGGCGGAACCATTCGTCGCCGTTGACGCGGCGGACCTGGGCGAGGTCCTCGCGGAGGTCGGGGCTGGCCTCGATGGTTTCCAGGGCCATGGACCATTGCTCGCGGGCGAGGCTGACGTCCTGGGCGACGCCGAGGACCAGGCGGGCGCCGTCGATGTGGAGCCGCCACAGCGACACGGTCCGCTTGACCGAGCTTTTCCCGTTCTGGCGGGCGACTAGGACGATGATCACGCGGAACCGGTAGAAGCCGTCCGGCTGCAGTTCCATCGCGTGGATGACGAGCCACCGCTGCCAGGGCAGCAGCGGTTCTCCGACGGTGTCGGCGAAGTCGGCGATCGCGTACCCGTGGGAGGTGCGCCGGTTCAGGGGCCGCAGCGGGGGTGTCCATAGCCGCGGCTGGGTCCGGCCGAGCAGCCTGGAAGCCATCTTTTGGTGGTTTCAGACAATCCGGCGCGCCGTACGGCGCGATCTTTTGTAGGTTTCCACAATCCCGATGTTAATGTTGCTGCCGTGACCTGCCTGGACATCCGGGGCTGACATGACGGCGGTGCCGCTGCGCCGCCTGTCGTACCGTCACGCCCGGACCCGGCTGCGGCCGGTGTTCCGTCGCGCCGCCCAGCTGGCAAAGCCGGTCCGGCCAGCCGCCGCGAACCTCGCCGCGATGCCTCTGCATGTCGCTGGCCTCGCGTGCGCCGACTTCGCCGCGTTCCATCTGCCCGACCCTCACTTCTGGGGCTGGCTGCTGACCGGCGTGTCGCTGATCTGGCTCGAGCACGTGATCGCGGACGAGTCATGACCGGCATCCCGCTGCGTGTCATCGACTGCCCGCCTCCGGCCTACGCGCCGCTGATCGCTGACGGCACGATCCAGCCGGGCGACTGCTGGCGCGACCCGGACTGGGATGCGGACGGCCGCGAGTGCTGGACTGTCGTGCTGCCGAACCGGCGCGCCTGGCGTACGACACTCCATGCGTCCGACGGTGACCGGGGCATGTGGGCTGTCACCGGTACCGCGCCGGATCTCACGGTCAGCCCGTCGATCTTCGATCACTCGCCCGGCAATGAGTGGCATGGCTGGATCCGCAACGGCGAGCTGGTGCCTGCATGAAGTCGGGGCTGCGGCGGGCGTTCCGCAATGTGGGGCCGGTGCCGATGGGTGGCGGCGGCGGGATGATGCTGCTGCCGGGCCAGGCGGCGGGCCAGAACACGGACCTGACGCTGATCCGCGCGTACAAGAGCAACGGCACGGTCCAGAGCAATGTGAGCCTGCTGGCGAGCGCGACGGCGGCGCAGGACTGGCAGTTGTTCCGCGCTCAGCCGAAGGATGGCCGGGTCCGGTACACGACGTCGGAGCGCGGCAGTGACCAGCGCACCGAGGTTGTGCAGCATGCGGCGCTGAACGTGCTGCTGAACCCGTCGATGCTGAACGTGGGCGGGATCAAGATCCCGTTCTGGGACCGGATGGGCCTGTTCGAGATCAGCCAGATCTACATGGAGCAGACCGGCAAGGCCTACTGGGTCGTGGACCGGGGCCCGATGGAGTCGTCGATTCCGCTGGGTTTGTGGCCGGTGCGGCCGGACCGGATGACGCCGGTGCCGGACCGGGACAAGGTCCTGGCGGGCTGGGTGTACACCGCCCCGGATGGGCGTGAGCGGGTGCCGTTGCTGCCGACGGACGTGATCTGGAACCGCTACCCGGACCCGGAGGACATCTACGGCGGCTGCGGTCCCATTCAGTCGGTCCTGACCGATATCGAGGCCGCTAGGTATGCCAGCGAGTGGAACCGGAATTACTTTGTCAACAGCGCTGAGCCGGGCGGCGTGATCCAGGCGGATCACGCGATGGACGACGAGGAATTCAACCAGTTCATTAACCGGTGGCGGGACACGCACCGGGGCGTGGCGCGGGCGCACCGGATCGCGCTGCTTGAGGCGGGCATGACGTGGGTGCCGAACCCGCACAGCCTGAAGGACATGGACTTCGCCACTTTGCGCGGGACGATGCGGGACATCATCCGCGAGGCCCTCGGAATGCACAAAGTAATGACGGGCGTGGTCGAGGATGTCAATAGGGCGAATGCGCAGACGGGTGAAGAGATCTTCTCGTCATGGAAAATCGACCCGCGTCTTAAGCGGTGGAAGAACGTTCTCAATTCTCAGTTCCTGCCGCTTTTCGGTACGGCTGGCACCGGCGTGGAATTCGATTATGTGTATCCGACGGTCGCGAACCGCGAGCAGGATAACGCCGAGCTGACGACCAAGACCGCCGCGGTTGCCGTCCTGGTAGGGGCCGGGTTCGACCCGGATGACGCGTGCCAGGTTGTCGGCCTGCCGCCGATGAAGATCGCGGAGAAGGCGACGCAGCAGCCCGCGTTGCCGCCCGGCTGGGTGCCCGCGGCGCCTGCAGGCGGCGACGGCGCGGCCGCCCCGGCCGGACCGGCCGGACCGGGCCGGGGCGCGAACGCTGAGGACGTGCTGCAGGCGCGGGCCGGATGGGACTCGCCCGCGTGGCAGGCGCTCATGCGGGAGCGGGCGGCATTCAACCGGATGGCGGGGGTGCGATGACGACCACCCTGACCGCAATGGCGTGCGCCGCGTACCTCATCGGTCACGGAAAGGGGACGGCCGGATGAGCGCTCAGGTTTACCCGCTGAAGTGCCGGATCCGCAACGAGGACACCGGGATTACCCGAATTGACGTCTATGACGATATCGGGGAAGGCGGCTGGTTCTCCGAGGGGCTGACCGCCAAGGCGTTCACGTCGACGATGGCCAGCGTCAAAGGGCCGCTGGAAGTGCACATTAACTCCGGCGGCGGCGAGGTCTTCGACGGCATCGCGATCGGCAACGCGATCCGCGCGCACAAGGGACCGGTGACCACGGTCGTCGACGGCATCGCCGCCTCGATCGCGTCGGTGATCACGCAGGCCGGCCAGGAGCGCGTGATGCAGCGCGGCTCGATGCTGATGATCCACGACGCCAGCGGGTTCGAGTACGGCAATGCCGACGAGATGGCGAAGATGGCGCAGACGCTGGACCAGGTGTCGGGCAACCTCGCGGACATCTACGCGGAGCGGTGCGGCGGCACGGCGGACGAGTGGCGTACCGCGATGAAGGCGGAGAGCTGGTACACCGCGGAGCAGGCTGTGGCTGCGGGCCTGGCCGACCGGGTGAGCGACGACCAGGCCGAGCTGCCCGCGGGCATGGACATCGCGGCGTTCCGGCAGGTGCCCGGCCGGATCGCGGCGCGCCTGCGGAAGATGCCGCAGGCCTCGGCGCCGCGTGCCGCCGGCCCGGTGATCGTGGCCGCGGACGGCAACCACGCGCCGATGACGGGTTCTCACAGCCACGGCCATCCCGCGTACGGAAGCCAGGGCGGCGACTCGACCCACGCCCATGACCATTCTCACGACGACGACGCCAGTCACCAGCACTCGCATGATGACGGCGGGGACGAAGGCGACGGCGCCAGCGCGGACGACCGCACCCCGCGCGAGGTTCGCGGCCGCGACGGCCGCATCCTCGGCGTCGAGTCGATGCCGCTGCTGGACAAGGCGATCGCCGTTCATCACACGGCGACCGTCGATACCGCGTGGGACGGCCCTGCGGCCGTCGCCGCGATGCCCGCCGAGTACGCGGCCCTGCACTACTGCCATGCCTGGCAGAGCGCCGACGCCGACGCGAGCTCGCATACCCCGGGCGATGACGACGCGGACGACACGAAGGGCAACTTCAAGTTCCCGCACCACGTCAAGGAGGGCGGCCCGGCCAACCTCGCGGCGTGCCGGAACGGGCTGGCCAGGCTGTCCTCGGCGGACATCCCGGCGGGCGACGACGCCGGGGTGAAGGCGCACCTGCAGGCGCACCTGGACGACGGCGGCGACGCCGATGACCACGCAGACCTACACCTAGACCTCTCCGGGATCGACCTGGAGCAACTCGGTAACGCTCTGAAAGGGGCACTGGCATGACAGCAGGCACCGCGGTCCCGCAGACGGCCGAGGAGTTCGAGGAACTGATCAGCGACGTCCCGCGGCTTGGTGCCGCGCTGAAGGACGGCACGTTCCCGGGGCTGGTCAAGGATTACGTGGCCAAGTTCTCCGCGAAGAACGAGGAGACGGTCGCGCAGTTCCGCGAGCAGCTGCAGCTGGGAATGCAGAGCTTCCTGCAGGACCAGGCCGCGCAGGGCTTCGGGCCGCAGGCCGGCTGGCGGCCGGGCAGCGGGCCCGCGCTGACGGGCCGGGACGCGCGCCGGGCCCGGGCGGTCGCGAACTCGGCGCTGCCCGACGCGGCACGGCAGGCCGCAAAGCAGGGCCTGTTCAGCCCGCGGGCGATGGGCGCGGCCGTCGACGACGAGCCGTACGCGGAGTCGTTCGGCAAGTTCCTGTACACCTGCCACAAGGCGGAGAAGGCCGCGTCCAAGCGCGGCGACACCGAGGAAGTCACCCGGATCCAGGACTTCAAGGCCCGGCTCGACGCGGCCCGGCTGCAGAACGCCATGGCCGAGCGGATCCCGTCCGAGGGCGGCTTCCTGGTGCCGGAGTCGCTCCGCAGCGAGATCCTCATGGTGGCGCTGGAGACCGCGGTGGTGCGGCCGCGGGCCCGGGTGATCCCGATGGACTCGCTGCGGGTGCCGTTGCCTGCCATCGACGACGTTAGCCACGCCAGCAGCGTGTACGGCGGGGTGCAGGCATTCTGGACGGAGGAAGGCGCGGCGCTGAGCCAGAGCGCGCCGAGCTGGGGCCGGGTGGTCCTCGAAGCCAAGAAGCTGACCGCCTACACCGCGATCCCGAACGAGCTGCTGCAGGACAGCATCACGCCACTGGATGCCTGGTTCAATCAGTTCTACCCGACAGCGATTTCCTGGTTCGAGGACGTGGCTTTCCTCACCGGCACAGGGGTGGGCGAGCCGGAAGGCGTTCTCAACGCGCCGTCCGCCGTGCGCGTCCCGGTCCAGACCGACAACGCGATCACGTTCACCGACATCGCGACCGCCTACACCCGGATGTGGCCGGCGTCGCTGAACAACGCGGTGTGGATCTGCGCTCCGGACGTGCTGCTGCAGCTGCTGCAGCTGGCGGTCACTCCCGTCTCGCACGGCACCACGCAGTCCGTCGCGCCGCCCGGCTGGCTGATGTCCGGCCAGGCAATGGGCCACCCCGGAGGCGGGAACGGCGACGGCACGAACTACCAGCTCCTGGGCCGCCCGCTGATCGTCTCGGAGAAGATGCCGTCTTCGGGCAGCGGGAACACCACCGTTCCGGGCGCTCTGACCTTCGTTGACCTGAGCTACTACTTGCTCGGGGATAGGCAGTCGATGCAGGTCGCTTCGTCCGATGAGTACCTGTTCGGCCAGGACATGGTGGCCTACCGCGTGATCGAGCGGCTCGACGGGCGCACCTGGCTGCGCAGCGCGATCACCCCGGAAAACGGCAGCACCAACACACTGAGCCCCGTCGTCAAGATCGACACCACGGCCACGAGCTGACCGCCCGGCCCTGATCACCTGAAGGAGACCTAGATGGCAATGGAAGGCCTGGGGCGGCTGTTCAACGTCGTCCCGATCGCGGCTGGCAAGAAGATCAGCATGAAGGACTGCCAGGGCATCACGTTCGTGTGCACCGGCGATGACACGTTCACGCTGAACAACGGGGCGACCTACAACGGCGCCACCACCACCCTCGCGACGATCACCGACTACTACACCTCCACCGCCACCGACGGCAGCGCGGCGTGGGTGTTCGCGACGCAGGCGGCGGCCGACAACGTGGCGATCGCGTCGGGGTCGGTGGCGTTCTACGTGGACTCCGGTGACCTGGCGGCCTCGGACGAGTACGTCGAGGTGACGGTCGGCGGGTCCGGGCTTGTCATGGCCATCCTGCATGACCTGCTGGTCCAGAGGGCGCCCGCGAACCTGCGGACCGTCTCCGGCTCGAGCTCGTAAAGGGGGGCGTCATGGCAGACCTGAAGATCAGCAAGGAAGCGGGCGAGACCGGCGGCACGGCGGAGACGGCGGGCCAGCTGGAGGACTTCCTCCGCAAGGACGGCCTGTACGCTGACCCGCTGTCGGGGTCGCTGCTGGACGGCGGTCCGGCGGCGAACGGCTACCTGGCGTGGACCGGTGACCCGCAGCTGGCGACGACCGCGTTCCAGGGCACGAGCACCGATGTCTACGTCCGGCGGCTCTTCGCGCCGCGCAGCACGACGACGACGTACGCGGACATGTGGTGCACCACCCTGAACTCGGGCACGGTCACGCACGCCTACGCGGGCTTGTACGACATGCTGGGGAACCAGCTGGCGGCCAGCTCCGACATCGAGTCGGCGTTCACCGGGACCGGGGTCCAGACGTTCACCTGGACGACGCCCTACGCGCTAGTAGCCGGGAACTACTACTACGTCGCCTATGCGATCGCCGACACCACGGCGGCGCCGTCGATGCTGGCCACGCCGACCGCGGCGGGCATCAACGCGAACCTGCCGACGCACGTCTACCGGTACGCGACCTACTCGACGTCGACGACGATCCCGTCGTCGATCACGATCGCGTCGATGTCGGCGACGACGACGACCCCGGCGTGGATCGGCCTGCGCTGACCATGACCGCCGAGCCGATCGAGGGGCAGCTGCTGAGGGCCGGGCCGTTCCCCGTCCCCGGCGGCTGGCGCTCGGCCCTGTACCGGGACGACGCGCCCGGCGCGGTGCTGGACTCGCAGCCGTGGGCCCGGGACTGGCGGTCGTTCATGCGGGCCGTGAATGACCCGAATGACGCCACGGCCCGGCGTTTCATCGGCAACGCGATGAGCGAGCGCCTGCCCGGCGAGGGCGGCTTCCTCGTCCCGGAGGGTCTGCGGAGCGAGGTGTTCGCCTACCTGGCCCCGGCGATCATCCGCCCGCGGTCGGGGGCCGTGTACCCGATGTCGACGCTGCGGCTCGGCGTGCCCGTCCTGGACAACCTCTCGCAGGCCAGCGGCAAGCAGGCGCTGGGCGGCCTGACGTTCGCGGTCACGGAAGAGGGCGCGGGCATCACGCCGACGACCCCGGCACTCGGCCGCCTGGTCCTGGAGGCGCGCAAGATCGCGGCCTACCTGGAGTCGGTGCCTAACGAGTTCACCGATGACGCGGCGGGCGCGTTCAGCGACTTCCTGGCCCGCGTGATCGGCCTGGGCTACGCGTGGGAGGAAGACGACCTGTTCATCTCGGGGACGGGCATAGGCGAGCCGCAGGGGCTGACGAATGCCCCGTGCGCCGTGTCGGTGACCCGGGCGAACAGCGGCGACGCTCCGGTCGACGCGGACATCATCGCCATGTTCAAGGCGCTCGCGCCGCCGAGCAAGCAGCACGGCCTGACATCCGGTGTCACGGATGTGGCGTGGCTGGTGTCGTCGACCGTGATGGACGCGCTGCTGGAGCTGTATTACCTGCCTGCCGGGGCGTCCCCGACGTCGGGGACGCCGGTGTCGGTGCCGTCGTGGTTCAGCATGGGCGACGGCGACCGGATCGCGCCGAGCTTCATGGGGCTGCCCGCGTTCGTGACCGACCACCAGCCCGCCGCGGGGACGGCCGGGGATCTGATCCTCGCCGATCTGCGGCATTACGCGATCGGCGACCGGATGGCCCTGACGATCGAGCGCTCCCAGAAGGGCGCCGGGTTCGTCACCGGTACGAGCAACTGGCGAGTCAAGAGCCGCGTCGACGGGCGGTACCAGGTCCTGAGCTCCTACACCACCGGGGCGAATCAGGTAGTCAGCCCGGTCGTAGTCCTGCACTGAGGAGGCGGCATGGCCTTGCGCAGGTGCCTGACCTGCACGGCCTTGTTCGCCGTCGGCCTGTTCCGCTGCCCGCAGTGCGGCGGCACTGATCACGAGGAGGACAGCGTGAGGATCACCAAGGCCGGCCCCTCTACCGGTCATCCCCCGGCGGACCGGGCCCGTGGCGGCGAGCCCTCCGCCGTCGTCCCGGCCGGGGACCTGGCGGCCAGCGAGCCGCCGGACCCTACGGCGGGCCCTGGCCAAGACCAGGGTTCGACGCCGCCGCCGAGCTCGCCCGCGTCTTCGGCCCCGAAAGCTAAGACGGCGGCCCCGACACTGTCCCGCGCGCCGAAGAAGGCCTCCGATGGGTGAGGGCCTGGTGGTGAAGCCGGAGATCACGGCGGTGGTCGAGCACCGGAAGGCGTCGAGTGACTGCTGCGGCGCGAAGCTGCGGGCGGCGGACGTGCCGCCGGAGGGGTTCGAGTGCACGGGGTGCGGGGAGCCGTGCCGCCGGGTTCTGGGTGAGCCGCAGGAGGTGACTGCACGTGGCTGATGGCCTGTCGGTGGCGGTGGCGGATGCGGCGCTGGCCACGATCGTCGGGACGGACGCGAACAACATCCAGGCGCATACCGGGGCGCCGGGCGCGTCGGGTACCGCGAATGTGTCGAGCGTGACTACGAGGCCTGGGGTGACGTGGGCGTCGCCGTCGGGCGGGTCGGTGTCGAATAACGGGACTAACCCGGCGTGGACGAACTGGGCGGGCACGAACGGCGAGGTGGTGACGGACATCTCGGCGTGGTCCGGTGCGTCGGCGGGGACGTTCGGGTTCTCGATGCAGCTGAACTCCAGCGTGACGATGGACACGGGTGACTCGCTGACCGTGGGGCCGATCACGGTCACGCTCCCGACCGCGTCGTAGCCGGGGCGGTCCGGTGACCACCCTCAGCCTCTTCGGCACCAACGGCAACGGCGCGAACGGCCCCGGCTTCTCCACCGGATTCAGCGGCAACTACATCGCCGGAACCCTGTTCAAGGTCACCTCGGCCGGTTACCAGCTAACCGGGTACGGCTTCTGGCGGGCCGACAACAGCCAGTCCGCCTCGGCCAGCTTCGCGCTCTGGAAAGCGACCGGCACCGGCACCGGTACCTTGGTAGCCAGTTCGTCGGCATCGCTGAGCAGCATGACCGCCGGGGCGTGGAATTACGTCTCGCTGGGTACGCCCATAGCGCTGACCAGCGGGCAGGTCTACAAGGTTCAGGTCGGGCTGGTTAACAACTTCCCGCTGACCGGCGGCCAGTTCGCGTCAGGCGGCACCTACGCGGCGGGGATCACCAACGGGGTCCTGACGGCGTTCTCCGACTCCAGCGGATCGGCGCCGGATTCCTTTAGTGACGTCCAATGCAGTTTCGCGACCAGTACCGCCGACCCGACCGCCGCCTACGCCACCAGCGCGGACGGAGGTTACAACGCCTGGATCGACGTGCAGATCACCCAGGCCGGCGGCACGAGCCACACCGCTACGGCGGCGCTGACGATCACCCCGGTGTTCTCGGCCGGCCGTACGCGCGGGAAGTTCCGCACGGGCGCGCTCACGGTGACGCCCTCGTTCAGCGCGGCCCGGGCCCGCGGCAAGTACCGTACCGGGTCGCTGACGGTCACCCCGTCGTTCTCCGCCGCCCGGCTGATCAACCACGGCCGTCACGCCAGCCTGCTGGTGGTCCCGTCGTTCTCCGCCGCCCGGACCGCCGCGCACGTCCGGACCGCTTCCCTGCTGGTGGTCCCGTCGTTCAGGGCGGTCCCGTCCGGCGGCGCGACCCCAGCCGTTCAGCAGGGTTCCTGGTGGGGCCTGGTGTCGGTCCTGAGGCAGTCCCGCGAGGAGTTCCAGGCCTACGTCTCCCGTCCGCCGATGGCGTGCCCGAACGACGGCGAGCCGCTGACCAACGCCCCGGCCGTCCCGTCCGCGTCGGGTATCGAGCTGTTCTGCAAGTACTGCGGGTTCCAGTACCCGCGTGACTGGGTGCCGCCGTCGAGGCCGTGGTACTGATGGCGCGCCGTTCTTGTATAAATCCTCCAGTTTCTGGCCCTGTGGCATGCTTGATCTTTGTAGGAATCCACAATTGCGGAGGTGGTGAGCGGCTGGTGAAGGCGACGAAGTCCGCGGGCCACACCCGCAAGCACACCGCGACGAAGAAGCACCACAACACGAAGAAGCACACCGGGACGAGCAAGCACCGGCCCGACGCGCACCAGCTCCACGAGGAGCACCTGCACCACGAGCATGAGGAGCACCTGGCCCACGAGGCTGTCCATGCGGTGGCTAAGCCCGCGTCGCACGCCAAGCCGCGGTCCCTGGCGCTGGCCGGGACGGGCTGCTGCGCGACGGAGGCCCTGGCGGCTTCCCTGCGGCTGGCCGGGGCCTCCGTCACCGGCGCCGATGTGCTGGCGCTGCACCGGCTGGCCGGGGCTGATGACGAGACGGGCGCGCCGATCGGGGTGCTGCTGGCGGCGGCGGCCGAGTACGGGCTAGCGGGATTCCGCCCGGCTTTTGCGCCAGCGCTTCCACAGCGTGGTTACGAAGCCGCCCGCGAAGCTGCCTGCAAGAAGAGCTCCTATGAGCCACCAGAACTCAGGCCAGGACATGCCCTGATCCTAGGCGTCGAGCTGCCCGGGCCGCACGCGGTCCTGGCCACTCCGGACGGCTGGTGGTCGTGGGGTGAGCTGTGGTGCCCGTGCGAGTTCCCTGACGCGATGATCGAAGAGGCGTGGGCGGTGGCCTGGTCATGACGATCAGCCGCGTCTGCTACAGCAACCGGTCCGAGGCGCAGCGGAGCCTGGACATGTCACCCGGCATCGACGTCAATGCCGCCCTGGACCGGGCGCTGACCACCGCGGCGGACAACATCGACGGCCAGATGCATCGCGTGTTCTTCCCGTCCGACGACACCCGCTTTTTCGACTGGCCCAACCAGGGCGGCAGCGGAGGCGGCCAGTATGCGCAGCCCTGGCGTTACTGGCTTGACGACAACGACTGTGTCGTGCTGACGAGCATGGTCTCCGGCGGCGTCACGATCCCGCTGTCCGCCGTCTTCCTCGAGCCGGTGAACAACCCGCAGAAAGGCAAGCCGTACTACACCTACATCGAGCTCGACCGCAGCCAGTCGTATGCGTTCGGCAACAATGCGCAGACCCCGCAGCATTCGATCCAGATGGCGGGGACCTGGGGCTACGGGGCGGATGCGGACCCGGCGGGCCAGCTGGCCGCCAACGTCGGCGACGGCGACACGACGATCACCACGACGGATGGCAGTAAGGCCGGCCCGGGCGACCTGATCATCCTCGGCTACGGCCGCGGGTCGGCCCCGTTCCCGTCGGCAGCCGGGTACGCGGGCGCGCTGGCGCCGTACACCGGCGAGCGGATCCTGATCACCGACGTCGCCGCGGTGGCCACGGGACTGACCCAGTCCGGCTCGGGTGTCACGACAGCTAGTGACGGCGACCAGGCGCTGAGCACGACGGGCAGCGGGTCGCTGAACGTAGGCGAGGTGGTCGTCCTGGATCAGGAGCAGATGCTCGTCGAGCAGGTCGTGAACGGGATCGCGACGGTGCGCCGGGCGTTCGGCGGCACCACCCTGGCCGCCCACTCCGATGCCGCGGTGTACGCGTTCCGCCAGTTCAGCGTCAACCGGGCGCAGCTCGGCACGCCGGCCAGCTCGTACAGCTCGGCCGCGGCGGTGTACCGGCACCGGGTGCCGCCGCTGATCCGGGACCTCGCTATCGCGGAGGAGACGGGCCAGCTGCTGCAGGAAGGCAGCGGGTACGCGCGGACGGTCGGCACCGGGGAGGCGGCCCGCCCGGCAAGCGGGATCGCGATAGCTGACAAGTGGGACGAGGCCAGGACCCGGCACGGCCGGAAGGGCAGGCATCGTGGCGTCTGAGGGATGGATCTGCCCGCGCTGCCAGCTGGTGCTCGCGCCGCACGTGAACGAGCACCGGTGTGACCCGCCCGGGCCGGTTCCGGCTGTTGGCACCGGCGGCACCGGCGGCGGTGGCACCGGCGGGACGTTCGTCGCGGTCACCGAGGGCACCAGCTGGCGGGTGACCTGATGTCGTCGCTGAAGGTCACTGCTGCTGTCGGGGTGTCCGGTCCGATCTCTGACGGGAAGGCCGGGGATGCGCTCGGCCGGTACGAGGCCGACGTCCGGAAGGCGCTGGCCAGGCGGGCTGATGAGCTGCTGCTCGCGTTCCCGATGAACAAGACCGGCCGGTCGGCGGGCGGTTTCCGGGAGAACCTGCAGACCCTGCACCAGGGCGCCACGATCCGCGTCCGGGCCGGCCTGCGGACCGGGGTCACCTGGGGTCCGTGGCTGGAAGGCACCAGCAAGAGGAACTCGGACACGTCGTTCAAGGGCTATCACCTGTTCCGCCGGACCAGGCAGCAGCTTGACCAGGAAGCTGGCGGCATCGCCGAGCAGGAACTGCAGAAGTACCTGCCCGATATGGGCGGTGAGTGATGGCCGGCCTCGACGTCGACGCGGTCGTCGCCCTGTACGACGCGGTGGTTTCCCATGCCATGGCCGTCGGCCTGTTCAGCAACCGGGTCACCGACCATGAGCCGCTGAACCCGCCGTCGACGGGGCTGTCGTGCGCGGTGCTCCTCGGCCCGCTCGTGCCGCTTCCCCGCGCGTCCGGACTGCGGAAGACATCAGGGCGGCTGGAGTTCCATGTCCGCGTCTACTCGCCGGCGCCGCAGCTCCCGGCGGCCGGGATTGACCGGGGGATGCTGAAGGCCGTGGCCACGCTGATGGCCGCGTACTCGGCTGACTTCAGCCTGGTCACCGGCAGCGTCGCGGAGGGGCTGGTCAACATGATCGACCTGCTCGGCGCGTACGGGACGCCGCTGTCCGCGCAGCCCGGGTGGCTGACCCAGGACAGCGTCCCGTTCCGGGTCACCGACATCGTTCTGCCTCTGATCCTCAACGACATGTGGAGTCAGGCGTCATGACCAGCACGAAGACTAGCGGCCTCGGCCATCATTTCGCGTTCGGCGGGTACCTGATCGGCGGCGACATCCAGTCGGCCGACATGCACGGCGGTATCGCGCCCCTGGACGTCACCGACATCACCCAGTCCGCGCACAGCCGGATCGGGGGCCTGCGCGACGGCGAGATCAGCGTGGTCGCGTACATGAACCCGGCCGCGGCCCAGGAGCACGCGGCGTTCTCCCCGCTGACCCGCGCCGACGTTCTCACCATGTACGTGGCCGGGTCGACGGTCGGCGGCCCGGCGCTGTCGCAGAACAGCCTGCAGCTGAACTACGACCCGACCAGGGCTCCCGATGGCTCGCTGACGGAAAAGGTCGACTGCCAGGCGGACCGGTACGGGCAGGAGTGGGGTGTCCTGCTGACGCCGGGCCCGCGGACCGACACGGCGGCGACGAACGGCGCCAGCTACAACCAGGGCGCCGCCACCGCGTTCGGCGCGCAGGCCTACCTGCAGGCGATCGCGCTCACCGGCACCGACGTCACGGTCACGATCCAGCACTCGGCGAACAACTCCAGCTGGTCGACGCTGATGGCGTTCACCGAGATCGTCTCGGGCAACAGCAACCTGCCGCAGTCCGCGCAGCGCATCAGCATCAGCAACAGCTCGACGGTGGATCAGTACCTGCGGGCGATCACCACCACGTCGGGCGGGTTCACCAGCTTCAAGTTCATCGTCGCGATCAACATCAACCCGATCGCAGGGGTGGTCTTCTGATGCCGCCGCGCCTGGTCCTGCCCGCCGCCGAGTACCGGAAGAACGTGCCGCCGCTGATGCCCGCGAGCGCGTACAAGTCGTTCGCGATCCGCTCGCCGCGGGACACCACCGTCGTGGCCGCCTGCAAGGACGTGGGCTGCCAGAAGTGGGCGCACGGCTGGGAGACCGTCCTCGACGAGCGGGTACCCGCCCATGCCGAGGCGGCGGCGTGGATCCGGCTCCAGTCGGGCCGTACGTTCACGGAGAAACGCGACGCCAGCGGCCTGACCGTGCTCCGGTTCGAGGCGTTCCAGCGGTGCTTCGACAACCACCAGACCCGGCCCGAGAAGTACCTGGTCCGCGGCGGCGACTACCGCGGCAACCCGCGCCGCGAGAGGCGCGTGCACGCCCGCCCGGCCGACTGGGTGGAAGACATGGCCGGTCACCTCGACACCCTCAAGACAGCTCACGAAAGGGGCTAGCAGATGGCCAAGGAAAACGGCCTCGGATGGACCACATTCACAGTGGCCGACGCATCCAGCGTGGCGCAGGATATCCGCGACGATGTCACCGAGCTGTCGTTCTCCACGCCCCGCGGCGTGCAGGACGTCACCGGTATCGGCGTCAGCGCGCACGAGCGGCTGCTGCTGCTCGCGGACCTGTCCTACGACATCTCCGCCGTGTTCGACCCCGGGTCGGACCTGATGCATGAGGTGTTCTCCACGATCCCGTCGACGAGCGTGAACCGGGCGATCGCCAACGTGGTGAACGGCAAGACGCTGGGGCCGTGCAACTGCCTGCTGACCGACTATGCGCTCACCCGGTCGGCGACCGGCGAGTTCACGGCCAAGGTCCCCGCGGTCCTGGCCGACGGCGCAGTACCGACCTGGAGCTGACCGGCCATGGGTTACGTTCCGCGCCGCACGCTGTACAAGCTCGACTTCTCCGAGACGGAGCACGCCGGGCTCGAGGTGGTCACGAAGTCGGCGAGCATGGCCGCGCTGCTGGACATCCTCAGCCTGGCTGACGTCGTGGAGGCGGCAGGGCTGAAGAACGCCGACCGGACGCAGATGGACCGGCTGTTCAGCCTGTTCGACGAGGTCCTCGTCTCCTGGAACGTCGAGGCCGAGGACGGCGGCGCGGTCCCGGCGACGAAGGACGGCCTGCTGTCGCAGGACCCGGAGTTCGTCATGGCCGTCATCAACGCCTGGGCGCAGGCGATGGCGAAGGCGCCGACGGACCTGGGAAAAGGATTGGGCTCTGGCGGGATCTCGGCGGAGGCGACGGCGGCTCTGACGTCGGCGTCGACGAGCCTGCCGAGCTCGTAAGGGCCGAGATCCTGATCGGCCTGGCGGACAGGTGGCACTGCCCGCCGTCGGTGGTGCTGGAGCAGGACGCCGCGGTGCTGCGGCTGCTGGACGTGTACCGGATCGCTCACCCGCCGGAGGGAGGTGACATCTAGTTGGCCGACAACGTGGTGGAGGTGCTGGTCCAGTCCCGGGATCAGGCCAAGCCGGATATGGACGACCTGAAGGAGCGCCTCGCCGAGCTCGGCAGGCAGGTGGCCACCGCCCGGGCTGACGTCGACGACGAGGCCGCGGCCGCGAAGCTCGACGACCTGCAGGCGAAGCTGATCGACCTGGGGAAGCGGGCCGCGAACCCGAAGATCACCATGTCGGGCGCGATCAAGGCGGAGGCGCAGATCCACGCGGTCGAGGCGTCGCTGAAGAAGCTGGATGACACCGCGGCGGACGGCGGCCCGGGGATGAAGGCCCGGGCCCTGGGGTTCGCGGAGGCGGCCGCGTCGCTCACGGGCCTGGGTGACGCGATGGGTGTCGCCGACCCGGAAGCGTCGATGTTCCAGAAGGTGATGGCGGGGGCGGGGCTGGCGACGGGTCTGCTGGAACCGGTGGTGGCCGGGGTGACGGTGGCGGTGGGCGGCCTGGCGTCGGGCGTGGCGTCGGCGGGGATCGG